AGACATAGGTATAGGCATAAATTCAGGCTTTGCAATAATAGGTAATATGGGAAGTGATACACGCTTTGATTATAGTGCTATTGGCGATGCTGTAAACACTGCTGCGAGACTTGAAAGTGCTACTAAAGATGTAGGCGTAGATTTAATAATAGGTCATAACACTAAAAAATCTTGCAATTTTGAGTTAGAATTACTAAAACCAATTAAAGTAAAAGGTAAAAAACAATCTTTAGATATATATACTATTAGATAATATGGTTAACAAAAGACTAACAGTTCAAGACGTAGCTAAAGATTTAGCTGTATCTAAAAAAGAAAACGCAGAACGTTGGAAAACTGCTTTCAATGAGTTTGCTGATATAAAACAAGAGATCGCATCAATAAATACTACTATAAGAATGGCAACATTTGGTGTTTTTAGCTTTATTGGTGCTTTAGCAATAGCAGTGCTAACTACAGGGATACTATGAAAAATTTAATAAAAGGCATATTGGGACAAGTCGCTCCGACTATAGGTACAGCTTTAGGCGGCCCTATGGGGGGTATGGCAGGAAATATGATATCTGAGGTGCTTGGTTGTGCAAACAATCCAAAAGACATACAAACGGCAATACAAAACGCGACTCCAGAACAAATGATGCAAATAAAGAAAGCAGAACAAGACTTTAAGGTTAAGATGAAAGAACTTGAAGTTGATGTATTTAAGCTAGAAACAGAAGATAAACAAAATGCAAGAGGTATGTTTAGTAAAGATTGGACAGCAAGAATTATAGGCATAGCTACTATTGGAGGTTTTTTGGGTTACATATTTTTGGTTACACTACAACCACCAGAACAAAACTCTGAAGCTTTAATAAATCTTGTACTAGGATATTTAGGAGGATTAGCGAGTGCTATTATTTCGTTCTATTTTGGAGCATCTCACACAAGCGACAAGGGAGACTAATATGGAAATTTCACAAGAAGGTGTGAGTTTAATTAAAAAATTTGAGGGCTGTGAGCTAGAGGCATACAAATGCAGTGCTGGTGTATGGACTATAGGCTACGGCAGAACAAAAAATGTAAAAGAAGGTGATACTTGCACACAAGAACAAGCAGACGAATGGTTGCATGAAGAATTGCCAGTGTACGGAGCATACGTAAGTGATGCTGTATTGATACCACTAAATCAGAATGAGTTTGATGCTTTGGTTGCATGGACTTATAACTTAGGCCCTACAAACCTAAACAACAGTACAATGTTAAAAGTGCTAAACGACAACAAAAAAGATGAAGTCCCACATCAAATGCGTAGATGGAACAAAGCTAATGGTAAAGTTTTAGAGGGACTTGAACGCAGGAGACAAGCAGAATCTTTGTTGTTTGAAGGCAAAGAGTGGCATCAAATCTAATATGCCTCTACAAAAAATAACATTCAGACCAGGTATTAACAGAGAGGGCACAGCTTACGATAACGAAGGGGGTTGGTTTGACTGTAATTTAGTGCGTTTTAGAAAGGGTAGACCAGAAAAGTTTGGAGGCTGGGAAAAACTTACATCAAATACATATCAAGGTACTGTAAGAGCTTTGCATCCATGGATTGCCTTAGAAGGCACAAAATATCTTGGGTTAGGATCGCATCTTAAATATTATATTGAATCTGGTGGCAACTTTAATGATGTTACACCCATAAGATCTACAACTTCTGCTGGTGATGTAACATTTTCTGCAACAAATGGTGACGCTACGATTACTGTCGCTGACACTGCACATGGTGCTGTACAGAATGATTTTGTAACATTTAGTGGTGCATCTTCTCTTGGTGGCAATATTACAGCTGCTGTGCTAAATCAAGAATATCAAGTAGCCACAGTAGTAAATGCAAACAGTTATACCATTGAAGCAAAAGACACCAGTGGCACAACTGTTACAGCTAATTCGTCTGATAGTGGCAATGGCGGATCTAGTGTTGTAGGAGCATATCAAGTAAACGTTGGACTAGATGTATATGTCCCAGGAACAGGTTGGGGACTGAATGGTTGGGGTATAGGTGCTTTTGGTCAAGCCACGGCTTTATCTGATACAAACCAGTTACGTACGTGGACACACGATAATTTTGGTGAAAATTTAATTATAAACCAACGTAATGGTGGCATATTTAGATGGCTTGAGTCTGGCGGTCTTACAACAAGAGCTGTTGAACTTTCAGCTATTTCAGGTGCAAACTTAGTGCCAACAAAAGGATTACAAGTTTTAACATCAGAAAAAGATAGACATTTAATAGTTTTAGGTGCTGATCCTATCTCTGGTTCTTCAAGAACAGGAACTATAGATCCAATGTTAGTAGCTTTTAGTGACCAAGAAAACGAGTTAGATTTTGAGCCCTTGACAACGAACACTGCAGGTTCACTGAGGTTGTCAAGCGGCTCTTCAATTATTGGTGGTGTAAAAGCAAGACAAGAAACTCTTATTTGGACAGATACTGCTCTTTACAGTATGCAATTTATAGGGCCGCCTTTCACTTTTGGTATTAACCTTATTAATGAAGGCACAGGTCTAATATCTCCAAAAGGTGCCATTACCGCACCAAATGGCGTGTATTGGATGAGTTATAACAATTTCTATTCTTATAATGGATCAGTGCAAACATTACCATGTTCTGTTCATAATTATGTTTTTAATGATATTAACCTTATTCAATCTTTTAAAATACATGCATTTACCATAAAGGATAAAAGTGAAGTTGGTTGGTTCTATTGTTCTAGTAGTTCTGATGAAATAGATAGATATGTAATCTACAACTACGTAGAAAATCTATGGTTCTATGGTCAATTAATTAGAACAGCATGGTTAGATTCTGGCATAGAAAATTATCCAAGAGCTGTCGCTAACTCATATCTCTTCCAACAAGAAAAAGGTTTTAATGATGACGGTTCGCCTATGACTAATGTTTTTATTGAAAGTTCTGACCTAGATATTGGCGATGGCGAACAGTTTAGTTTCTTAAAACGTATCATACCTGATTACAAGTTTATTGAAGATGTAAACAGTGGCAATGTAAACATTGTTCTGAAAACAAGAAACTTTCCAGGTGATTCACTAGCAACCAATTCAACAAACGCAGTGAGTGCAAACACACAGCAAGTCTATGTACGTAGCAGATCAAGACAGATAGCTTTACGCTTTGAGTCTGACGATGATGCTGCAAATGATGGTAATTTATCTATTGGATGGAGATTAGGAGCAACAAGGATTGACATAAAGCCAGATGGTAAAAGATGAGCAAGATCTTACAAACACAGTTACCATTAGCCACAGAGCAAGTTACTTCAGATGTTTTCAATAGATTAGTAAGAATACTTGAAATTAATTTAGGTGCTGTTGATACAGACAACGTAAGGCAAATCTCTGATGCAGAGAAAAATACCTTACAATTTAATGCAGGAAGCATTATTTGGAATACTACTGTTGGTGTTTTGCAAGTATATACAGGCAACAAGTGGGTTGATATAGGTGAGCGAACGCTTGCTAAAGGGTTTGAAATGACATCAGAGGTCGGCTCAGTCACTATCAAGATAGCAGGAGCAACCACCATAGAGTTATGATAAACGTAGCTGAAAACCTAATTTATCAACCAAAAAACCTACTACTAACACTTCCAAGTGATTGGTACATACAAAAAGATACCCTCAAAGCAGTTAAAAACTCAATCACTCCAATCGTAGATTTTTATGAAGAAAGTGGTACCAACTCACCAAAACCTACAGAATTAGACAAAATAATAGATGAGCCATTAAAAGATGTTTACACTGTGCCATTCTTTTCAACAAAGTTTTGTAAAATATTATTAGATGAAATGAAACATCTTGAGTCTTTTTTCGGATTCAAACCAAACCCAGAAGAGGATAATCTACGCCAAATACCAGAAATAACTTTTCAAGATAATTGTCCACAAATATTTCAATCTTTAATGCAAACGATATATACTATTGGTAATCCTATATTTTTGAATATTTGGAATAGGCACGTAGACGGGGGTGGAATCCAGATAGCAAACTATAATTTAAAGGATAAAAAACAAGGTGCTTGGCATCACGATGCAAGTGCCGATATAAGTATGGTAGTTCCTTTGAACACGGGGGAGTACAAAGGTGGCGGAACTGAGTTTTTAAAACGTGGTACAGTCGAGCCATTACCTACAGGCCACGCTCTAATTTTTCCTAGTTTTACTCATATGCATAGAGGGCTAGCAGTAGAATCAGGAGATAGATACCTTTTGGTATTTTGGTTAACATGTAACGAGGAATGATTTGAGCATGAAAAGAATTGACAACTCAGGCAAAGGCATAGCAGGATTAGGCAGAGGGGAAGATTCTATGATCGCCCACGTAGCACCAGGCGAAATGGTTGTACCACCAGTCATCTCTGAAAACACTCAAGACAAAATTAAACAAGAAATGATCGCTGTAGGGCTTGATCCCAACGAATATACTGTAGGTCAAGGCATGTCAATCAATCCAATCACAGGTATGGCTGAGTTTGGGTTTCTTAAAAAATTAGGTAAAAGTCTTAAAAAAGTAGTAAAAAAAGTTGCTCCTATAGCATCGGTTGCTTTACCTTTTATACCAGGTTTTCAGGCTCTAACCCCAGCTCTTAAAGGCTTGGTTAGTGGTGCTGTAGGAAAAGCTGGTGGTGCATCTACGAAAGATGCCTTGCTTATGGGTCTAACAGCAGGCGTAGGGTCAAAACTTCGAGGTGCAGGCGGAGTTACTGACGCAGCTTCAAAAATAGATAAATCAAGGCCGCTTTTTGGAAAAGATGGTAGATTTAGAGACTTTTTTGTAAAAGGTTCAGACGATAAAAATTTTATTGATAATGTGTTTGGTGGTATGAGACGTAATCAGCAACCTCAAATAACAGCAAGCGAGGGTGAGTTTGGAACAGTTTATACTGATCCTCAAGGAAATGAATATACCACAGCAGATTTACAAAGTATGGGATACACTTTTGATAATGCAGGTAATATTGTAGCGCCAAGTGATACAGGCCCATTTGGGGGACAATTTGGTCCTTTCTTAAGAGACACGTTTTTAGGCACAGCAGAAGACCCAGGACTTTTAAGAAACATTGGCAGTGGAATTGGAGATGGCGGTGGACTTGGTGGTAACGCTGGTCTGATGGCTTTAGCTGCATTGTACGGCAAAGCTGTAAAAGAAGATTTTAAAGACAAAGAGGGTGGACTAAAAGATATAAGACAATCGATTAGACCAGATCTTATGCCTGCTCCTACGTTTACGGGTTTTGATCTAGGCATTAGAAAGCCTGCAGCTATGGGTGGATTACAAGAATTAGATATGCGTATGGGTGGCCCGTCAATAGGCCCAGGTACAGGCACGAGTGATGATATACCTGCTATGTTAAGTGATGGTGAGTTTGTTATGACATCTGCTGCAAACAATGGTTTAGGTGGATTTAAAATAACAAAATCAGAAACAGGAATTGAAATTATGCCAAGTGGTAAACCTGACAGACAAAAAGGCGCAAAGAACATGGACAGACTAATGAAGATGTTTGAGCAATACAACGATATAGGTAAAGTGTAATGAATATGAGATCTATGCTTATGGCACCAATCGGCAGACCTAGTAGAAGTCCTATATCAAATCCTATTGCAATTGGCAGACCTGTGCCACCTCCTGCTAGTTTCGATGATTCTGAACTTCGCAGAAGATTAAGAGCCTTAGAGGGAAGACGTGTACCGCAGTTTGATCCAACTGCTCTGCAGCAAAGCATAGCTGGGTTACAAGACCAATTTTCAACTTTATCAAAGTTTGATGATTCAGCTCTTAGAGACAGACTCAAAGCTCTAGAAACTAGAGAAATACCAGTATTTGATCCTTCAGAATTAAAAACAGGTATTGCAGGCTTACAAGATCAATTTGCGAACTTAGAACAATTTGATCCTAGTAATTTGGAAAGGCAAATAGGCGGTCTACAAGATAGAATTGCAAACTTCAGACAATTTGACGATTCTGCGTTGCGTAACAGACTACAAGCGCTTGAAGGCAGAGAAATGCCTAGGTTTGATGACACAGCCCTTAAAAATCGTTTGCAAGCTTTAGAAAGCAGAGAGATACCGCAGTTTGACCCGACACAACTACAGCAAGGCATTGCAGGTTTAGAAGATAGATTAGCAAACATTCCACAGTTTGATCCCTCTGCTTTGCAAAATAGGCTAAGTGCTTTAGAAAATAGACAAGCACCAACTTTTAATCCAGAAGATTTTAGAGAACAGTTTTTAAATATAGCAAGAGAGGGTATAGATATACCACAACCAACACAGGCGTTTGATCCGAGTGGTTTGCAAAACAGACTACAAGCTTTAGAAAACAGAGAAATACCACAATTTAACCCATCAAGATTACAAGAGCGTTTATCTGCATTAGAGAATGTCCAACCAGTAGCTCCACCACCAGCTTTTGATCCAAGTGGATTAATTGCAAGATTAGATGACTTTGAAAGCAGGCTTGGAGCTTTACAACAACCATTAACGCCAACCGACCCGGAACCAATACAACCACCAGATTTAGGTTTTGGGGCAGGAATAAGACCTAGTGAGATAATTACACCTGATGGTAGATTTGTTGGGTCAGGTGGCGTAACACCGCCAGATCAAAGACCTTTATCGGGTGGAGACTTACAAGTTATAGGCGGAGGCAGACCACAACCCCCAATATCTATAGGCGGCCCAGGTGGAGGTCGAACAGATCCTAGAATGTTCCCAGGCGGTTCACCTACATTTAATGAAAGAGGTGAAACTTTTGTGCCACCTACACCAGATCCTG